CCGACCCAAGTGGTAAACTTAATACCAGTACCCGTGGTCGTGGCATTACCCACTAGATACAAGGACCAGCCATTGAACGATAGTTTGTTGTCCAGAGAAGAAACGAGAGCCGCAGTTCTCTCAGAGTTGACATCCAGAGCACTGTCGCCAGCAATATAGAAGTTGCACTCTATTGTAAAGTCGCTTCCGTGAAGGTCGGCCTCACCTTCTTGTGGAAAGTTCAACCAATCCCCGGCAGCAGAGCCTGTAAACAATAGGTTGTTGTCGCCGTCCCTCTGGTTTGTGTGGTAGCAGCTACATTGGTAGGAACAGTGTTGTCTCGGTTGAAGTCGCTCGAATCGACAAAAACGTCAGTCTCACCGTTAGCTTCATTGCCGTAAACCATAGCGATGACGTTGGCCCAATAGGGGTCATCGATAGCCGACCCAGTTGCAATTGAAGCCTGATAGGTCGTTAGAGTTAAAGCCTCTGTGGCTGCCGATATAGAGGTGCCCGCAGCTACTGAGGCCTGATAAGTTGTTAGGGTTAGTAATTCTGTGGCTGCTGATATAGAGGTGCTTGCAGCTACTGAGGCCTGATAAGTTGTTAGGGTTAACAGCTCTGTGCTTACGGGTATATCAACATCAAAAGAAACAGATGCAGAATAAGCCGTTAATGTCAGGGACTCGGTGGCAGCCGATATGTCCGTGCCTGCACTTATCGTGCTCTCAAAATAACCTTGATCAGAAACGACTAGGCTGCTGTCTGTTTCCTCAAAATAGCCATCCTGAGTGACTATGACAGACATTAGCTAACATCTATTTTTGGACAGATATAAAGTGCATTTGCGCCTGTATTTTTGCAAACATAGATATCGACATATGGGACGCAAGCTGCACCGCCTGACACTGTCACGGATATCTTATACTGATTCGTCCGAGTAACGCTCCACGCCTCCGCAGATGTCGTTAAAGTCGTGCCAGCCGTGAAAACAGGGTCAGCGGGTCGAGTGGTTGTGTTGTCTTGAACATGTTTATTCGTGGAGTCAGGATATCGGACAACTACATATACGTCAGCGTTTGTGAGCGTATCATTAGACTGCAACTCCACAGTCAGCGTATCGCTTGCAGCGTTTGTCAGGTCTGTATAGCGTGGCCGCAGGGTCAGGATGAATGGTCGATGGCGGCTGGTTGAGGCTGTTGTATTGACCTCATAGCAGACCTTGGTCGCGTCAGAAAAACTGTAAGTGGCTGTCCTGTATATTGTTGAGTTATTCTGTGCCGTCCTGCCGCCTATGTTTTTATAAAACTGGTATTCTCTAGCCGCAGACGTTGCTGCGCTGTTCAGCACAGTCAGTTGATAGCGGTCATGCGTCCAAGTGTCTGGAGTGTAGGTTACCGAGGCGTGAAGCTTGCAGTCCCTGAATGACGCTATAACTCCGTCCTGCGTAGCTATATCAGTTGATGAATCAACCAAAAGATTGCCGCTTGCCAGCGAAAAGTCACATCCGACAAAATCAATCTTTCCTCCACCGCTGTTTGCGATGCCCTCAACTATTCCAGTCCTCGCAGTGGTCAATGTGCAGTTTACAAACTCGCTCACCGCACCGCTGCCAACAGCGACAAACGTGCCTGAGCCTGCTGCTGGTGATAACGTGCAATTTTCGAATCGCGTATTGTTCCCGTCAGTTGTTAAATAAATGTTGTCGTTTGTGCTGCCGTCAGAAATTGTGCAATCAAAAAAAGTAATGTCTTTGGCTCCAGCAAAACCCTGCTGGCTCTGGTATAACGACATCCCATAAATCGCGCCCAATCCTGCAAACGAAAAAGAGTCGTTGCTAGCTCCAGCCTTTTCCTCTGCTCCAGCCAGATAACTGTCGCAGTTGGCAGTGTCCACGCTCATGATGATGACCCCAGAGCCTTCAGTTTCTGGTAAAGTCCAAGTCAGAGGAACGGTTGCCGCATCGTATGCGTGGTCTGACGCTACACAAATAACGTCACCGTGCGTCAGCGTACTATCAGCCAGTGCCAACGTGACAGTCGCATAGACATCGGTATTCGTCATTGAAGAAAACGCACCCGTGCGGGCGGTTCCATCTCCGCCGTCTACGGTTTTGGTTCCCGGTATTTGATTGCTGACGTAAAAATATGCCATAAATCAATTATGGAGCCTTGGTAATCGTGGCGATTCCGCTAGCATTCCAAGTGATCGTCAGGTCTCCTGCTGTCATGTCAATAACAGCACCAAGGTCAATATATGCGAGCGCCCGCTGGGCCGTGTCAGTGGAGTTATATATAATCCCCCATCTCGCATTGGTCGGGTTTGATGCGTTCTGCAGCCATGAAACGGACGGCCCAGTGTCATCAATTGTCACTATCGCATTAACTTCCGTGACCATGTTGGTCCAAGTATCCAGCACTTCTCCGCCAGCGGTATAGTTGCCGGTAGCCGGGGTAACCTCTGTGTAGTTGGTGGTTCCGCCAGACACAAATGCCGGAACAGCATCTGCTGCTGCTGGCGTTGAAGAAGTAAGCCCAAGCTTGATGCTATCTGCAGCCTCCCAACCCCCGTCCAGCATATATTCCATTGCCTCTTCAAACCATTCTATAGCGCCTGCTGCCATGTCGTTCTCCTTACAGTCTTAAAATTGCGTTCAATTGATCAGCGGTCGGCATGCTGACGGTAAATACACTAGACACCGAATATCGAGTGCCGCCGAAATCCAACACCATAATGGCGTTTGTTCCAACCGTAGAGTTGTACACAAGAGCGCCAGCCGCAGACAATTCACCAGACCATGACGGGTTGGCGAATGTCGTAAAAGCTGTCGTACCGCCACTGGTGGGCTCTACATTAGTCAGAGCAATGCCTCCGGCTGTGTAGCCAGCCACAACTATCTCGTCAGTGGCTGTATAGTCGGTTGTTGCCTCGGTAAAGCTTGCATTGCTGTCGTATAGCGCCATTTTGAATGTGTCGCCGCCAGCATCAGAAAAGTTGTGCAACCCTTTAAGTAACTCTACCTTAAAAGAAGTGGCTACCTTGTTACCAGTAAAAGCCATTCTTATCCCCTCGGAACTCGTGGTGTGCCTGCACGATACTCGTCAGCCTGACTAAAGCCCTCGCCCAGTTCTTTCAGATCAAACAAGGCCTCCTTATACCGCTCAAGATACATCGTCATCACATCCTGATCCCCCTTCAAGTAGGTATAAGCCTCAACGAGACTGCCGTACAAAAGGCAGGATTCGGCGTTGGTGCCGATCCATGAAGGCGAGGTGTCCACGATAGAATCGGGGCGATAGAAGTAGTTTAGCTCCACTGGGTAGTTGGCGTCTGGGGTCGGGCCAACAATATAGTTGGCATCGTCATAAATAGCATAAAACTTTGGTGTGCCCGTAACAGTCGAGTCTGGATACATTCCTCTTATATAAGACACATCCTTCAGCAAAAGATGCTCCCAACCCGAATTGTTTAAAGAAAAACCATAAGAGGAAAGGTAGCCGGAAGGGACGGCCAGATAAGGGCTGTCTGCGGTCAGCACACTGGTACAGGTTTTTCTAAAGAAAGGAAGCTGAACAGCATTGAGGATTCGATCCTCGGCCTGCCTGACAAAAACCGGAATGTTGGCAACAAACGAGGTTTCATCAGTTTCGCAATATTCTTGAATAGCTGTTGATAATTGTGCGTATGTTAGCGCCATCAGGAGCCCCCAACTGTTACTTGGCCTGCCTTGAAAGAGATGTCGAGGCCTACAGTTCGACTACCAGACTCCGTGACACCGCCGCCAACAGGGCTCCATGCCGTCATGGCCCTGCTCTCGGTCTGTCCACGGTCTGGGCGAGGGTCACGCAATGAAATGTCCTCGGCCATATTGATTTCGCCAATCTTCCATTGTTCATGGTCGATGTCGAGCATGTCTCTGCCGACCCGCTGACCGTTTGGCTTTCCGTTCTCTATCTGCTGGACAAGGTCCGACAAGGGATATCGAAATCCGGTTCGATCACAGAACCCATAAGCTTCCTTGCCGCGAGCCATTAGATATAACCCACTTCAGGCCGAAGGAATATGGATGCCTTTTCTCTGGCGGCCTCAGATGCCAACTGCCAATGCTCTTCATATATTTGCTTGAGGCCGGGAGCAAGCGGCGCTTTTTCAATGTCTTTCAATGCCAGATTGTAGGCAAGGCCGCTGACCAAAGCAGGAAGATACCGATCAGGCACATCAATGGTGTAAGCGCCAGAGTTTCCAGTATCATCAATTCTTTCCATGTAGTAATAGCCGAACGTGTAAGAGCCGCTGTCAGGCACAGGCCAAAGGTTAACCGTGATTGAGCCGGGAACCCTTTCCAAATAAAACTGCGTAGGGCGGCCTTGTGTGTTCTTGTTAGCAAGTTGAGAGTAAGAGCTGACAGATATCCGCTCCATGCTGTAATCAACCTGACTAGTACCAGAGCCTGTTCGGCAATACGCTTCAATGATATCCAGCTTTTCGCCTGTCAACGTATAGGCTGCGGTTCCTGAAACCAGCGACTCTGTTCCTTGCTTTACTGTCCACAAGTTAAGGCCACGATTCTGCCATTCCAGCATCATCAAGTTCAGGCTTCTTCGTGCCGTCTTAATGGCATAGCCAGTCCGCGACTCGCTGCCTATACGCTCGTAGGCCTCCTCAATGATATCAGCGACATCAAGAGTAAAGGCTGTAGTGCCGCTGGTAGCCATGAATTACCAACCTCTTGGGTTGCGCGGGCGCTGTTTTGCAATCGCCTCGCTCACGGGGACAAGTGATGGCGGCGGCTTAGAAACAGGCTTCTTCTCTGGAGTAACTTCTGCGGTTACTTTTTTGGCAGGCTTTACCTGACCCTTTCTTGGTGCTGATTCTTTTTCTGCCATGAAAATTCTCCAATTTTTATATTATCTGAAGCCTCTGCCGTTGAAGCGACCACCTAGATATCCATCCATCGGGCTTTGCCCGCCCTGAATCTGGCCCATCTGGCTTTGCCCCATCTGTGCCGCAGACCTAGCCATTTGAGACTGGTCCATTTCAGGAGAAGACCGACTCATACCCATCTGGCCTAGTCCCATTTGACTCAACTGACCCATATCTTGACGGCCTTGGCCCATTTGCGCCCTATACATATCCATTTGAGACTGGTCCATTAGCCCCTGCTGCTGCATCGCCATTGGGCGCATCATATCCCCAAGATATGGACTCTGACCAAGAGCCTGAGACATCTGGCCGCCCGACATTTGGCCCATATCTTGACGGCCTTGGCCGCCTTTACCCGGCTGCCCCATGTTTTGCTGAG